TTGAAAATTGCGAGAGAAGTATTGCCGAATTTCACATTCTTACCGCCTGAAGAAGCAGCCAAGGCAGCTTTAACTTATGCAAAAGCGTTGTTGAAGGAGCTTGAGGATGGCAATTGATCTCACCGACACAAGAATCTCAGTCTCAGCAGAATTAAAAGAGCACTACAGCAAAATAATAGAGCAACGTAATGTAATCTTAGAGTCAGAAGTTTCTGAGGACAGGGACAAAGCTGCTATCTTAAGAGTAACTTCAGACATATTGAAAGATCTTGTAAAAATACAAGAGCAGGCATATAATTCTGAGAAATTTGCAATATTGCAGCAGGTTGTTATCACTGTCTTAAAGGATTATGATACTGAAGTTCACAGAAAAGTAGTTGAACTTTTCGAGGAGGTCAGGAAAAATGTTCAAGAAATTTAAGAACTTACTGTGCTGGCTTGGATTGCATAACTGGTACTTCATATCTTCTTATGAAAAAGAGTGTAAATACTGTGGTTTGTATAAGAGAAGAATCTGCGGGGAGTGGGTATGACAAGTGTAATATATATTAAAGATGATTATTGTGAATGCTCTGGCTGTCCAAAGGCATGTACAAGCGTCATGATCCTCGACCCTTGGAATGTCAAAACTGCTGTTTTGAAACCAAACAGAAAAGACAGAAGAACGTATCTGAAGTTTCTACCTAAGAAAGTTGGTACGAAATGATTGAAAAGGAACTTTCGCAGTTTATACAAGCACTGAGAGCACAGTTATTTAGTGATGGAGTTTCTTTTGTAGATTTTATAAAGAAAGAGACATACATTGACGGGCATAAGTATAGCTTCAAAAACCACGAATTTCAGGAGTACATTCTCAGGCTTGTTGAAGATAATCCTGGAGGCACGTTTGTAGTTAAAAAGTGTTCACAAATTGGAATCTCTGAAGTTTGTAATAGGCTTATTCTAGCGTTAATGGCTATTCGTCCTGGAACTGGTGTAATACTCTCACTTCCAAGTAAGTCTTTTGCGCAGGAGGTTTTCAAAACTCGTATCTCAACCGTTATCAGCGACAGCCCAGCCTTATCGTCTATGGTTTGTCGCGATGTTGACTCAGCTAGCGTGAAGCTTTTTAATAACAACTCTATTGTATATGCGTTAGGAGGTAATCAATCGTCAAAAGGCACTTTGTTAAACAGAAAAGTCGGAACAATTTGCATTGATGAGTTCGACAGACAAGACATTGATGTTATCACTGGATATACGTCAAGAACAAGTCACGTCCCAGAAATCGAACAATATCGAATATATATCTCCACTCCTACAGTATCAGGCATAGGCATAGACAGTGAGTATGAGGAGTGCAGCATAAAGCATATCCCTTATATAGGGTGTAAATGTGGTCACGAATTTGTCGGAGACTATTATACTCATGTGAGGCTCCCTGGGTATGAGAAGAACTTAAGGTTCTTAACAAAATTTGATGCTTCAAAGCTAGACACTTCTCTCGCATATTTGGAATGTCCTGAATGTAAAGGAGCCATAACGCCTGAAGATAAGAGAACTGTCTGGAAAATAGAAATAAATCCTGAAGGAGTAAAGGGTAAGATTGGTGTTGCTCTCGATCCGTTTGTGGCAATGGGTTTTATATCTATGAAAAAGATAGTAGAAGCGTCGTTCACATACACTAGTTTAGTAGAATTTACTAACCAAAGTTTAGGCAAGACAGCGGATCTGTCTGATAGCTCTATTTCAGTAAATAGTATACACTTTTTACATGACGATTGTCAAGGCATTCCAATAGCAGGCCTTGATCTTGGTAAGCTAAACTACTGGGTGGAGGGCGTGTTGAAATATGATACAAGTTTGCATGTAAAAAAGATCGAGATAATTCCGCTATCTAATTTAAAAGAATTTGTTCGCAATAGATTCCACGGAACTTACTTTGGCGCTGTGGTTATGGATGCTCAACCTTATACAAGTCTAGTGTATGAACTTGTTCGAGAATTTCCGCAATTATTCTCAGCAATTTATGTAGATCAAGCTGCACCAAAACCTGAGTTATTTACACTAACTTTAAATGACAAATACAACGAGGTAGTTAGACAAGTAGCAATAAACAAAAACATGATAATGAATAACTTTGCTGAGACTCTAAATGACTTTTATACTTTTGAGCCTACTGAACATAAAGAACTCCTTATAAATCATTACACAAACATGAGAAAGACAAGAGACTATAGGTTCGAGGACTTTAGGCAAAAATGGGTGAAGCCTGAGCGCGGCGATGACCACCTGTTCCATGCTTCGATTTATTTTTCTATGGCAGCAAAGTTAGCACAAGCTGGCTTATCGAGAACTTATGCAATCCCTGTTACCATTAAAGCTTTCCGAACGGAGGGAGTAAAGTCTTGACACATTGCCTCGTATATAGTAATGTTCCTAAAACATCAACTATAGGAGTTATTATGTATGAGGACTTGACAGGCCAGAAATTCCATAGGTTAACTGTTGTATCACACCACAGCACTGTAAGAAAATACGAACAAAGGTGGGAGTGTAATTGTGATTGCGGCAACTTAACAGTAGTAAATGGAGCGAAGCTCAAGAGCGGAAGGACAAAATCATGTGGATGCTATAAGAAAGAAAAGGCAAAAAATACTTTTAAAGATCTTACTGGTTTAAAATTTGGAAGGTTGACGGTTTTGCGTAAAGTAAAAGATACGTCGCCTGTAAAATGGGTGTGTAAGTGTGATTGTGGTAATATAACGGAGCCATCTAGCACAAATTTAATGCAGGGCGCTAGTAACTCTTGTGGGTGTGGAGTTACAGCTTCACGCTATAAACATGGCCTAACAAAAAGCAAGCCATATGTAATATGGTGGAACATAATTCAGAGATGTTATAACGAAAAACACACTTCATATCATAGATACGGAGGTAGAGGGATAAAAGTATGTGATGAGTGGAGAAGTAACTTTCTAAACTTCTATGATTGGTTCGTCTTAAACTATAAAAGAGGACTACAGATAGACAGAATAGATAATGATAAAGGATATTCACCAGACAACTGTAGGCTGGTGAATAGGTCAGTTAATTTAGCTAATAGGAATAAACTTAAAGTTAATACCTCTGGATACATAGGAGTAGGAAAGAACTCTGAAAAATTTTTTACTTCTGTAAGATTCCACTCAGAAATAGTATTTCAGCAGTTTGGCTTCCAAACTGCTGAAGAAGCTGCCAGAGCTAGGGACGAGTTCATTACTGCCAACAATCTTCCTCACAAACTTAACTTTCCTCATCCAGCCCAAGAAATAAAGTAACTTTTATACTTGACGGTAAACCCCAAAACAAAGTACAATAAAAATATGAAAATACCATTCCTAAGTTTCTTTGCTAAATCTGCTCTACCTGAGCCTAAGCCTCCGAAGCCCCCTCCTCGCGAACAGGCGGTAGCTCCTTTTCTCGGAGGGTCTAAGAACGCCAAGATAACCGACAGTTCAAAGAATATAGCAAACTTAGATATTGGTGCCGATGCAAGATTAAGTGGCACAATGTTTGAGACAGTAAAAAGTCTCGTGCTCAGTTCGCCTGACTTGTCCAACGCAGTCGCGACTAAAATTTCCACGGCCATTCCTGCCAAGTACAAAGCAATTGCGTACACTACTGAGGGAGCTGTGGACCCTGCTGCCACAAAGTTACTTCAGGCTTTTTTGATGCGTTTGAACTATGGCTCCTACGACTACTCAAGGTTCACAAGTCAGACTGATTTGAGAGCCTTAGCAGCATCACTATTGAGTGATTCATTTAGATACGGCAGTATGGGGCAGGAGCTTGTGCTCGGTGACATGCGTCTCCCTGCATTCATTAAGCCATTCTCTACACGTAGGATCTCATGGGCGGATAACACGCCTTATACTTATCCTGTGTATAAAGCAAAGTCAGCAGATGTGCCGCTGAATTTCCCTACTATTTTTTATTCTGCCTCAACGCAAGATAATGAAACTCCTTACAGTGAGTCTCCTCTTCAAAGCGCCATACAAGCTTGTCTCTTTGACTCAGAATTTTTAAACTCCTTGCGTAGGGCCGCTCTTAAGAATATGCTTCAGCGTTTGTTGATTAAGATAAACTCAGAAGCGTATATGAATAACTTGCGGCTGGACGTTCAGACTCATAAGAGTAAAGTTGCCGGTCATATGAACGCTACGATCTCAATGTTGGAGCAGCAGTACGCAGCATTGAATCCTGAAGATAGCCTTGTAATTTTTGACACATTAGATGTTGATACTATACAAGATAGTAACAGGTCTGAAGATAGAACAATTGAGACTTTACGGAATCTCATTGGCGGGAGAATTGCCGCAGGATCGAAAACCCTGCCATCTATTATTGGTCGCGGCGAATCTTCAAGCGCATCGTCAACAGAAGCCCTTATATTCATCAAGGTTATTGCTTCACATTTGCACGAAGTAAACCTTTTGATGTCACGCACGCTGACTCTCGCAGTGCGGCTCTTTGGATTTGATTCATATGTGAAGTTTGAGTTTGAAGAAGTGAACTTGCGGCCTGGGCTTGAGCTTGCGTCCTTTAGAGCTATGGAGCAGTCTACAGTTCTTGAGCAGTTGTCACTTGGATTTATTGGTGATGAGGAAGCT